ACGACTCTATCAACCGGAGGTCGTGACAGCCGGGAGAGACCGGCATTTAGGGGACTCTGGCACTGGTGAGCCAACTCGCAGCTAAGCGAGGTCTGCCGACGCGACCAGCGATTTGCAAACGCTGGTACGGCAGTGAGGGCGGTTCGAATCCCCCAGTCCCCAATCTGGCTTCGGCCGCGTGCGTTGCGCGGCTGCCCGGTCCCCAGCCGAACACTCTGGGGCCGGGTTTTTGAGACACCGAGGGGACCATGGAACAGGCTTTTGAGCATCTGTTGCAGCTCGGCCAGCATGAAGACGCGGCTATCGTTGCCGAGGTCTGGGGGCCGTTTGAAGTGCCGGACATCAGCGACGTTATCGCCTGGATGGAGGCTGAGTGAGCCATGAATGGCGAATGCGATCTCTGCGGCCGTGAAACGTCGTCGAAGTTTGCCGTGTGCCGCTCGTGCCAAGACCTAATGCGACGTCGCAACACGTGGAATAGTGACGAGTGGGATGACCGCTGCCCGATGGCTGCGGCAGAAGAAGAGACAGCATCGAGCGATTACCACGGCGACACTGACAGGGACGACATTTAGGAGCGAACCATGCCCGCAAAACCAAAGCAGAAGGGCCGCGAATCAACCGCCCGCGTCCAGCGAAACGCCGAGGGGCTTTGGGACGTGGACCGGATCAGTTGGGACGGCGGGGTGCGGATTGTGACGCACCTGGACAGCTTCGAGACGGAGCGAGAGGCGGAATATTTTGCGCGGGAGGAGATAAAGGATGCCAACGAAATCATGCCTTGGCAAAGCAATCTGCCGAGCCAACAAGCGGACGCGGGCGAGTAAAGGTGCGTGGTGCATCAAGTGCGACCTGCAACGGACGATCAACCTTAGCGGCGTCTGTGCACTGTGCCTCGATGAGCCGACGTGGAGATTTGAGGCGTGCCCGAGCGTTCAGGTGGCACGCAAGCAGAGGGAGGAGCTTAAGTAATGTTGCTCTACGATCACAACCTGATGCACCTGCAATCGATGCTGCTTGACGGCGACGGCGAACTGTCGCCCGAAGCGGCTGCCGAACTTGATCGGCTTGCAGCAAACATCGAGACGCAGGCCGAGAGCGTCTGCAAGCTCATCAGCGAAATCACGGCCGAGGCCGATGTGCTGGCGGTCGAAATCGATCGGCTCAAGAAACGCTTCACGGCTCGCGAGAAAGCGGTGCATCGGCTGAAGACGATCATCAAAGAGCGATTTGAACTGCTGGGCATGCAGAAGCTCAAGACGCCGCTCTACACGCTGTCCGTCTGCCGCAATAGCTGCCCGTCGATCAGCTTGCTCGATGGCTTTACACCGGCAGCTCTGCCGGAACAATTCCGCCGCGTGACGATCGACATCGACAAGCAAGCCATTGCTGCCGCGATCAAACGCGGCGAGGCGCCGCCGGCCGGCGTGACCGTTCAGCAAGGCACGCATTTGCGAATCACATGAGTCACGCTTAACACCTAACCATCATCAACCTTGAGGCACGCATGAACATCAGCAAGGGGAAGACGCCGAGGCCGCGACGGGTTTTGCTCTACGGCACGAAGGGCATTGGCAAGAGCACCTGGGCCAACAACGCCCCGCATCCGTTGTTCCTCAACATCGAGGACGGACTTGACGATCTTGATTGCGAGAAGACGGACTGGCTGACGACTTTGGATCAGGTTTACGACGCGATCAGTTTCCTTTACTCAACGCCGACGCCGTACAAGTCGATCGTCGTCGATTCGGCGGACTGGCTCGAAGGGTTGATCTTCAAGGCAGTCGCGATCGAGGCTGGCAAAGCGTCCATTGACCAGATTGGTTATGGCAAAGGCTACAACAGCGCCGCCGACAAGCTCACGTCGGTCCTCGAGGGCTTGGATTACATCCGGCGCCAGCACGGTAAGAACATCATCTTCCTGGCTCACGATCAGGTGACAAAATTCTCGGCGCCTGGCGGCGAATCCTACGACCGATATTCGCCAGCGCTGCACAAAGAAATGTCAGCAGTGCTGACGGAATGGGTCGATGAAGTGCTCTTCGCCACTTACGAGGTCTTCACTCGCAAGGAAGACTTAGGGTTTAACAAAACGCGAAACATTGGCACAGGGACCGGGGCTCGCATCATCCGCACGCAAGAGACGCCGGCGGTCGTCGCCAAGAATCGTCTCAACCTTCCCGATCCGCTGCCGATGGATTGGTCTGCTTATCAGGCTCACTGGTCAACGCCTGAGGCGCCGCACGGCAACATCGCCGGCGTGGTCGTCGATGGCTCAAGCAAACGAACTGCGTAGATCGCGGCACGTTGCCGCACTCTTCACCACCATGGGGCTCGTCCCCAACTTTATCACGAAAGGTAATTGACATGGCAAATCTCTCTGGATTCGACGCGAACCAAGTAGAGCCGAATAGCGTACCGCCGCCGATTCCGGCCGGCGACTATGAAGTGATAATCGTCGAGAGCGAGATGAAACCGAACAGCAAAAACAGCGGGCACTTCCTGCAACTTGAGTTGCAGGTTCTCAACGGCCCGCATCAAAACCGAAAGATCAAAGACTTTCTGAACCTCGACAACCCGAACGACCAAACGGTGCAAATCGCTAAGGGCACGCTGTCCGCTATCTGCCGGGCAGTGGGCGTGCATACCCCAAACGATTCCGCCGAACTGCACAACAAGCCGCTCGTCGCGAAAGTCGTCGTCGAGAAGAACGAGCAACGCGGACCTCAAAACAAAATCAAGGGCTATCGCAAACGTGAGCCGATCGGCGGCGGCACAACGGTGCCGGCGACACCCAGCGGCGGCGCACCTGCTCCAACAGCCAACGGCCCGGCAAAAGCCCCCTGGATGCGTTCTTAATCGAGGCACGGATGTACGAACTGCGTTGGTATCAACGTGAAGCCGTCGAAGCGACTTGGACTTTCCTTCGGGAAAGTTCCAAGTCGCCGGTCGTGGTCCTCCCGACAGGTAGCGGCAAGTCTCTTTTGGCTGCCGAAATGTGCCGGCAAGCCGTGACGATGTGGGCTGGCCGTGTCGTCGTCCTGGCTCATCGCAAGGAACTGCTCGAACAGAACGCCGGCAAGATCGCGGCGCTTTTGCCAGACATGGACGTCGGCATCTACTCGGCGGGCCTGCGTCGGCGAGATTTCGAGCATGATGTCGTCTGTGCCGGGATTCAGTCGATCTACCAGAAAGCGCACATCCTCGGGCGTCGCGATTTGGTGATTGTGGACGAAGTTCATCTTGTGCCGTCGGATGGTGACGGCATGTATCGGCAGTTTTTAACGGAACTGTCGAGCTACAACCCGCATGTCCGCATGGTGGGACTGACCGCAACGCCGTTTAGGACCGGCGAGGGAGCGATTTGTGCGCCGGGCAACCTGTTTCAAAAGGTGTGCTATGGCGCACCGATGGCCCAGCTCATCGCGGATGGCTACCTGTGCCCGCTCACAAACAAGGCCAGCGAGACGGCATTTGATCTATCAGGCGTCAGCATTCGTGGCGGTGAGTTTGTCGCCCGCGAAATGGAACTGGCGTTCGATGCCGACAGCGAGAAGGTGACGGCAGCGGTGCGGGAACTGATCGCCAAGACTGCCAGCCGTCGATCCGTGCTCATCTTCTGTGCGGGCGTCAATCATGCGGAGCATGTGACGGCAGCGATCGAGGCGCAGACCGGCCAGGCGTGCGGGCTGGTGACTGGACAGACGACCGATCTCGAGCGATCAATGACGCTGGCAGACTTCGCGGCTCAAAGGCTCAAGTATCTGTGCAATGTGAACGTGCTCACGACCGGCTACGACGCGCCGTGCATTGATGCCATCGTCGTCCTGCGAGCGACGGAAAGCGCCGGGCTGTTCGCTCAAATCGTGGGACGCGGTTCGCGGCTGCATCCCGGCAAGCAGGATTGCCTGATTCTCGATTTTGGCGGCAACCTCGAACGTCATGGCCCGATTGACGCGCCGACGTTCGGCCAGCGGCGCGGCAATGGCAATGGAAGCAGCGAGCGAGCCGGCGAAGTGCCGGTGAAGGCTTGCCCCAACTGCCGCGAAGAATCGGTGATTCAGGCCCGCACCTGCGGAGCCTGTGGCTTTGAATTCCCGCGATCGACCATCACGCACGGCTCGGAAGCAGATGAAGCGTCGAACGTGCTGGTGGCTCCCGAAACGCTGACGGTGGTGAGTGCCGTGGCATGCCGTCATCAGAAAAAAGGCGTTGAGCCGGGCACGGCGCCCGACACGATGCGCGTGATTTACGAATGCGTGCCGCTGGGCGTCGAGATCGCAGCCGGCAACCTGTCAGCGATGACCGCGAGGCGTGTCAGCGAGTGGGTGTGCTTTGAACATGAAGGCTTCGCCCGTCGCCGAGCCGAAGATTGGTGGATGGCTCATTCGGCTCTGCCGGTTCCTAACACAATCGACGAGGCATTGGACGGCTTCAACCGTGGTGGCGTGCTCTTGCCGCGAACGATCACGGTGCAGGCCGACGGACGATTTGAGCGGATCGTGTCGCGGGAGTTGGTCGGCGACAAGCCGGCCGGACATGGCGACGCATATGAGCCGGATGGTGTTGACGAGTGGTCGCAGCCGGCGATGTGCGGGGCAGATGAGGATATGCCTTTTTGATTTCCCTGGCCGGCGATCCCGCCAGCAACTCCCTTTTATCAACCCACGGAGGACGAAGTGCGAAAGAAGAAACAAAGGCTGTGGAAGCGAAAGCGTCCCAACGACCGCTACGGCCGTGCCGGTCGACGGGCCAGTGGCAAGGGTCGGTATCAACCAGACAACAAATAACCAGTTCACCCACGGAGGGCTTTCATGGATGGAATCTTTGACATCGTTTGCGTTCTGTTCGTGTGCAACGGCCCGCCGCCCTGGGAGGTCCAGGGCGGCGGGCTGATTTCTGAGGGGCCGAAATGCGTTTCCGCTGCTGGCTTCTGGGCTGCAAGCTTGATGACGGATCGGTGTGCGAACGCTGCGGAGTTTTCGTCTACGACTATCCCGGAATCCACGAATGCGGGGCGCTGAGAGAGGTTTGCCCGGTCAAGCGGACGAAGCAGGTGGCGTGGGAGGCGGTGTGATGCCACTCACATTCGGCAGTCTATTCGCCGGTATTGGCGGCTTCGATTTGGGCTTTGAGCGGGCTGGGATGGTCTGCAAGTGGCAGGTGGAGAAAGACGACTATGCACGGCGAGTTCTCGAAAAACACTGGCCAAACGTGCCCCGATGGGATGATGTGCGAACATTTTGCACTGGCTACGAAACATGGATCACAGGCCAAGGCGGCGTTGATGTCATTTGCGCCGGGTTCCCTTGTCAGCCAGTCAGCAACAACGGCAAAAAAAAGGCTCAAAACGATGAGCGGTGGCTGTGGCCCGAAGTCGCCCGTATCGTTCGGATTTTACGACCACAATGGGTCGTGCTGGAGAACGTACCAGGGCTGCTTGAACGGGGAATTGGAAGTGTTCTCGGCGACCTTTCCGCCATCGGGTATGACTCAGAATGGGACACTATACCGGCTGCCTCGTTCGGTGCCCCACATCTTCGTGGACGAGTCTTTGTGGTTTCCTACCCCACAAGCCAGAGATCACAAAGGCAAAAGCCAAAGAGCAGAATATGGGGACGAGGGCTGCTTGCCCAATGTCATAGGTGGACCGCCGAACCCGCATTGGCTCGCCTGGGTAATGGGATTCCCGAGCGGGTGGCTGGAACAATTGCCTGTGGCAACGCCGTCGTTCCCCAAGTAGCCGAGTGGATCGGGGAGAGGATCATCGCAGCTTCTTCGCCTCTTCCTTGATGAAGGCGGCGTAGTCGGCGAGAAGCGTGCGTTTCCCGGCGAGGCAGTCGGAAAGGTAATCCTGAAGCCCGTAGCCCCTGGGGGCGGGCTGATTTCTGAGGGGGTAACGATGAAAGTCACAGTGATGCTGCCGGTTGAGATCGAAGTGGAAACGGTCGAAAGGAGAAAGTCATGAAGAAGTACGAATTGACGCCTGAACATCGAGCCCAGCTTGAGCCCTGGGCGAAGCGATGGATAGCCAACGCCATGTCGACGGCGGCGATAACGGAGCATGACAGGGATCTCTGCCGAAAGGCGGTTGAAGGGCTGTATCGAGCGGCGCAGCTGCCGCCTCCGAAACATATCGTTTTCGTGCCGTCGCCGTTCGTGCTGGCGTTTGCCGGCGGCTTTGCATCGGCGGTGTGGTGGCTGTCGTGGACCGCGACGAGGGCCGCGACGTGGACCGCGACGGAGGCCGCGACGAGGACCGCGACGATGACCGCGGCGGGGGACGCGACGATGACCGCGACGGGGGACGCGACGTGGACCGCGACGAGGACCGCGACGAG